CCCACTCAATGGTTTGACGGATCATTACAGTTACTCCAGTGGTTAATGTGACACAAGTGTATCACACATTTTTAGATATGCGGTATTGTTTGACGGCGTTGCGCAATCCGGCCTGAGTTGTTGCTTTTTGGTCAAGCGCCATTGCTTGTGCTTGGTCCAATGTGTCTTGCATCAGGATGCGGTGGCACATGACGGGTGCCCCTTGGCCCTGACGGCGCACACGGGCGTTGAACTGCTCGTACAGGTCCAGCGACCAGTTGAGGCCATACCACACGAGGATGTGTCCGTTGTTCTGCAAGCCGTCAATGCCGTGACCCATGCTGGCCGGGTGACCAATCATCAGGGCGCAGTCGCCCGTCTTCCAGCGGTGCATGGCGTTGGTCAGCGATGCCTCGGTCTTGCACTCGGTCAAGTTGATGGGCCGCAGCGCCTTGAACTTCTCCATGATCCTGGCAGCGTCTGACCGGTACGCATAGGCGCACAGGATGGGTGACCCCTGGGCCTCGTCGATGATGTCCTCCAGCGCGTCCAGCTTCATGTCGTGCACCGGCTCCCACAGCGGCATCCCGGCAATGGGGTACATGGCCCCGTTAGAGAACTGCAAGCACTTGTTGGTCAAGGCAGCTTGGTTAAACGCCTCAATCTCTTTGCCGCTGTCGAGCACCATGAAAAACTCTTTTTCCAGCCTGTCGTACTTGGCCCGCAACTCGTCAGGCATCTCAATCTCGATGTTGTTGACGATCAGGTCAGGCAGCGGGTTGTAGTCCTCGGCTGACATCTCAAGCGTAATGTCCCCGATCAGCTTCTTGATCGTGTCCTCGGTGTCCTCATAGGCCACCTCTTTGTAGGGTCCGACCTTCTTATAGAACCGGGTGCGGAACGCTGTTTTGCTGGTGCCCAAACGCTCACCCTTGTCCACCACGAGGAACTGACCGTGCAGGTCTTTGTACCCATTGCTGGCCGGGGTGCCGGTCAGGCCCGTGGTCCAGTCGAACTGGTTTGCGATCTTGCGAAACGCCTTGACCCGGTTCGTGGCGCTGTTCTTCATCTTGCTGATCTCGTCCCAGATGATTCCGTTGAACGGCATCGGGCGATCTTTCTTGACGAAGTAAGTCTGGAGTGTCTCGGCCAGCCAGCCAAGCACGTCATAGTTCACCAAGTAAATGTCAGCAGGGCGCAGGAGAGCGCGGGTGCGCTGGTCCTTGGTGCCGGTCACCAGACTGAATTTCAACCCGCTTGTGTGATTCCATTTGGCCGCTTCCTGTCGCCACACCAGCCGGATAACTCGAATGGGTGCAACGATGATCACGCCGCGCAAAAACCCGGTCTTAACGAGGTGGGCCACGCTTGTGAGTGTGATCACGGTCTTCCCCAATCCCATATCTAACCAGAGCATTGAGTTGGCGTGAGTGCATTGAAAGTTGACGGCTTTTTTTTGGTAGTCGTGAAGTAAGTCAGGTGTCAGCATTTTTCAAGCACCATGAAATACGAGTGATGAATCCGCGCATGTTTTTGCACTTTGGGCTTGTGTCCTTCTGTTGGTGGAATCGGTATCCGATGTTTTGCTGTCAGGATAAACAAATCCTTCAAACGAAACTTTCCTTCAGCCCACTTCATGATGTTCAAATGAGTGCAGTGCATTTTGTGGTTGTGAATGATGTCTTGACACTTGATGACGAACACGCCTTTGTCATTCAATACACGATGTGCTTCGGAAATCGTAGCTGCGTAATGCGATTCAAGTTCATCGTATTTCCAGTAACCACTAAATCGTTTACCCATGATCGAGTCGTGTTCTCGACCTTGTTTGATGTACGTCAAAAAAGGGGGGTCAAACATGATGGAGTTGACACATGACTGAGGCAACGGTAACTCTGTGCTGTTTGCATAAACGGTGTCCAATGTCTGTGGGTCAATGTCAAACTTCATGACAGGTTGTGGAAGATTTTTCCAAAACCCACCGTTGGCATACGTCAAATCGGCATCGAAACGATCAATGCCGCACAGACTCATAATTGATTGGATGATTTCGTTTTGATCATCACTGACAGACTTGATCAGCATCCCATCACCATCACGTCAACCATCAACTTACCCTCGGCCACGTTGTCGATCACAAACACGTTGACCATCTGATTCCTGAGTTTGTCGTGCTCCCGGTACTGCGCAGGCGTAGGTACTTGACCCTCGCGCTTGAACTCACAGAACCACATGCGCCCATCAGGTCCGATGAACAGACGATCAGGCACAGCGGCACGGGCGGGGCTGGTGAACTTGTACGCCAGCACACCCTTGGACTTGGCGTAGTCGCAGACCTTGGATTCAATCTGTTTTTCCAGCACGGCGTGTCTCCAGTTCGATCAATAACTCGATGTAGTGCTTGGCCTTTTCCAGATCAGCAATGCCGTTCTTCTTGCGCCAGCGGGAAACGTACTTGATCACGTTGCCTTCAAAGTACCCAATTGCGTTTGCGTGGATGTACTCGACTGGCTGGATCGGCAAGTCCTTGTAATGGTTGCCAGCAACCTGTTTGTCCAGTGCGTCAAACGCTTCATCTTCTTCCATAGTCACTTCTGTAATGTTGATCATTTCATCTCCTTATTAGTTAACGCAAATTTTCCAAAATGTTTCTTGGCTGCTTTGTCATACATGGCGGCAGCTTCTTCTATTGATTGACTGCGCCCAATGTATTGATGCGCCACATACACAAACCAAAAACCATCACGCTTGTCTAAAAACACACCCTTGTACCCACTGGTGTTGTTGCGGTTCATTCGCTTGTTGCCGTGGTTTTGGCTGTACGAACACTCGCGCAAGTTTTCAATTCGGTTGTCTGATCGTTGCCCATTGATGTGGTCAATCTGTGTTGGCATTTCCCCATAGTGGTACACCCAAATAAGACGGTGAATCAAATACTTTTTGCGGCTAATTGTGATTTGACGGTAACCGGCGTTATGTGGGGAACCCGCAATCTCACCGGCGCGTTTACCACCTTGAACAGTGTGTCGGTGAATGAGATTTCCGTCATCGCGGTACTCAAACATTTCGTGGAGTTTGGATTGATTGATCATGCTAAGTGGAGAACAAGTTTTTCTACCTCTTTCACATAATACTCGAAATTGACTGGCAGCTTGCCAGCGTCCTTGATGTCGTTGCAAGGCTGCACACCCCAGCCACTCTCAACGGCAAACTTGCGCCACTGCTCGGGCTTCTTTGCAAGCGGTGGCATGTACTTGACCAACTGCCCGCCACCCTCGGCCACGTAGTAGCGCGTGGTGTTCTGAAGCTGCGATGTCACGCCGTTACGCTCGATGCCCAAGTGACTCGACCGGGGCACTTTGGTGCGCAGCATGAAGTCCATGATGTCGGGCCACTGCTCAATGGTTTCGCGGATGGGAGCACCTTCAACCAGTACCTTCTCGGCCACCTTGGCAATCACCAGCCCACCAGCGTTCTGGTGCCACTCCATGTCCCACTCGTAAGCACCCTTGCGCTTGGTGCTGCCGTTCTCAAACACGCCGATGTAGTTGTTGACATCGCGCACCATCATGGCCTTGTACACGGCTTCCTCAAGGTTCAACCCGGTGCGCGACTGCCATGCAGCGCGGGCCAGATCGACCAGCATCTTGTGGCTGCGGGGCACACGCACTGTCAGGCCATCGGTGTTGACCTGGATGATGCGCAGGCCGGGGATGTGCATCAACCCCTCGGCCAATAGGCACAACAGCAGTTGACCGTTAAGTGTGATCGACATGGTGAACAGCGGGTCGTAGAACACACTGAACTGGTTGTTGCTGTCACCGTAGACGCCGTTCAGCGCCAGCTTCAGCATTGCCGATTCGGCTGACTTCTTGGGGTACGACTTGCGCTGCTCGAACAGGTGCTTGTAGATGCTGACAAACTCTTTTCCGAGATGGGTCGGGTGAAACCCATTCGTGATTGCCAAGTTTGGATAGTATGAAGTGACATCCAAGTCCACGATGACGTACTCACCGTCAGACTCGATGACCTCTGACTCGATGGAGCCGTGGATTCCTCCAAGGCCGAAGACAAAAGTAAAGCCATTGATTGTTGCTGTGAGGTCATTGAAGACCCCTTTGGTTTCGGTGATGGTCTGAGCCTTGAGCCAGTTCATCACCCGGTTAAATTCAGGATGCTCGAAGTTGATCCACGGCAAGATGGCATCCTTGAGCGCGATCACCGGGCGCTTGGTCTGCCGAGGTGTGCGACCCTTGGGGCCAAAGTCGTAGCAGGCGACACCGGCTTCTTCCAGCTTCATGGTGAAGTAGTCTTTGCCGATCTTGGTGTCGTTGTGGTTCATGAAGTCACGGGCGTATTTGCGCGTCAGTTCTTCACGGAAGTGGATCATGTCAAGCGTGTGGTGATAGAACGCCTTGGTCTGCGCCACATCGTGCTTGTTGTACTCTTTGAGCACTTCGATCTGTGTGCGGTTCAGTGTAGTGCCCACAGGGAACGGCAGGTCTTCAATTGTGTCGCTGCGCATGTTGAACTCCAGCACCTTGAGGCTGGTGGACCGGGCGCGGTTGTCAAAGTGGTGGATCTTGAACAGGTCGATCTGCGTGACGAACTGGTCAGAGGTCTTGACAGAGTGCATCCAGCGGCCACCATCGTCGTCTTGCGCGTTGATGATCGCCATCGCCTTTTGGTACAGCGTGTTGGCATCGCTGTGGCCCATGCGCACGAGGGTGTGCACCACGGGGTAATCAAAGCCAAGGTTGTTGAACCCGATCATGCGGGCATCGGTGTCTTTCAAGTACTGAAGGAACGCGACGATCTCACGCGAATCGTTGCGGTGATCGCTGATCTCAAACATCCACTGAAGCGGCGCGTCTGCGTGTTCCACCGCCAACGTGAAGACGTTGGGGAAGGTTTCCACATCGTAGACATAATCGTTACTCATTTAAGCCAATCCGGTAATTGAATCTTTGCAACTCGCTCTTGCTGCAAAGGCCCGTACTCAGGATTCAACTCGCAACCAAGGTACTGGCGACCATGCTGCAAGGCCACTGCGGCGGTTGTCCCGCTGCCCATGAATGGGTCAAGCACAATGTCATCTGGCTGTGATCCAGCCAAAATGCAAGGCTCAATCAGTGCAGGAGGGAAGGTTGCGAAGTGAGCGCCCTTGTAGGGCCGGGTGGCGACTGTCCAGACGCTGCGGCGGTTGCGGGTTTCGTTGTAGGCAACATCCTCTCTGTCTTCGCGGTGAGTGCCAACGGTCTGATTCGGAATGACTTGGGCGCGTTTACTACCACTGCGCTTGAAAGAAGCTGCTGCGCCGCTGGCATTACCAACGGCAGTCTCTTTCATAGCCTCGCTGTCAAAGAAATACCGCTCCGATTTAGACAACAGAAAAATGTATTCGTGCGCCTTGGTGCAGCGGTCGCGTACAGACTCGGGCATTGGGTTGGGCTTGTGCCAGATGATGTCTTGGCGCAAATACCAGCCATCGGCGCGGAGGGCGAAGGCGAGCATCCACGGGATGCCGATCAGGTCTTTGGGCTTGATGCCTTGTGGTGGCTTGCGAGTCTCTCCATTCCATGCTCCAGCCTGCGATCCTTTGGTTTGCTTTGATCCTTGAACCTGTGCGCCGCCTTGGGCGGCATAGCTATCCCCGATGTTCAGCCACAGCGTCCCATCGTCGGCCAGCACGTCACGCACGCACCGGAACACCTCAACCATCGCCGAGATGTACTGCTCGGGGGTTTGCTCCAGCCCGATCTGGCCTTCGTGCCCGTAATCGCGCAAGCCAAAGTAAGGAGGGCTTGTCACGCACATCTGCGCCTTCACGCCATCGCTCGCCCATCGACGCATTGTGTCGCGGCAGTCGCCAAATTCAATTTTGTTCATTACATTTACTCCTTACAAGGTGGGGTGATGCTGCTAGTTCCTCATTTCCATCTTGCGATGTGCTGTCCCACAGCTCCTCATTTAACTCGCAGCCTCATTATGCAAGCACATCACCCCAATTTAATTACTGGCCGAAGAACGAAGGCAGGCCAGTAGGCGCACCACCAGCGTTGTAAGGGTTGCCACCACCTTGAGCACCAAACGGCGCAGTAGGCATCGCAGGTGCACCTTGAGGCGCAGCGCCAAACATGCCAGCAGGAGCGCCCGCCACCGCACCAAACATCCCAGACGCATCAACGGCTCCTTCACCGAATGGAGTATCGTCACCGGCAAATTGAACAGCGATCAAGTCGCAGCGGATGCCACGGCCATGTTTGTTGTCCTGCGGCCAAGGCTTGATGGCAGCGTTAACACGGCAACCACCATACATCTTGCGGGCCAGTTGCTGATACGCCATCGTGTTGGCGGGGTCGATGGGTTGACCATCGGCTTGGATGACCTGCGGTGCGGTGTCGCGGCCTGCGGTGATGAACACATGGCCTGCATAACCATCGTAGGGCTGGAAGGTTTTCTTGTTGACCTTCTCCTCACCACGACCAAAGCAACGGGTCTTGCGATCTTGCTGGATCATGCCCATGACAGCCTGGGCGTGTTCCTTCCACTTCTCCAATGCCAAGGCACCGTAACGTGCCATGAACTGCTGGAAGCCGGGGTGGTCCTGCGGCATGATGAACTCGCAATTGAACGAGATGCGTTCCTTGCCAGTCTGCTCGTTAATCTGACGCTGTGGTTCAGCGAGATGCGGGAAGGACAGACGGACGTTCGACAAAAAGATGATTTCAGACATTACATTTACTCCAGTTTAAGAAAGCCACGAGGGCAGGGATTCGGCAGCGGGTGCTGCTTCTACTGCACTGAATAACGGTGCAGCATTGGTGATGACAGCCGGACGGCCATCAGATTCGGGGGCTACGGTCAGCTTGCCAGCCAGCTTGACCACATACTCTTGCTCCATGCGCTTGAGTTGACGATCAGTCAGTGCAACTTTGGTGCCGTCCTTCTTTTCCCACGTCAGCTTCTCAGCCTTGGCGGGTGTGACGAGTTTGGTTTCGTAGATCGCGCCCTTGGGGATGCCCATCTTGACCAGCTTCTCGGCCATGTCGTCTTCAGGCAGCGCCCATGCACGGGAGCCACGACCATTGACCAGCTTCAAGCCTGGGATGACTTGACCAGCTTCAAGACGGCGCAGGGCTTCCTTCTCCACACCTTCGAGGAGTTGGCGCATCAAGGGGGCGGCTTCCATGATCTGAGCGATCTGGGCGTCATCCATCGTGGATGGGTCTTTATCGGCAGATTGCTGCGCGACATCGAGTGTTTGCGTTACGACAGGCTGGAACATGATCCCGACCTCCTTCATTACGTTACTTGCCAGCGCGTTGCATGAGCCTTTAGCGCGGCAGAATTTACATTGACTTTCACCCGGTACAAGCGGTGCATCTGGTTTGTCAGTGGCAGCAGCTTGCGTGATGATTGTACCCATGTTGTCGAGTAAAGAGCGCAACGACACATCGTGCGATGTGATGGCAGGCATCCCACGCAGCGCCAGCTTGGGCTGGATGATGGTCATGCGAACCGTCTTGAACGGATAGTCACCATTCACGGGCAGCTTGTAGCCAGCCAGCACACCGTAGGCATACTGTTCAAGCTGCAAGTTGCCTTCGGCGCTAACGATGCCCATGCCGTCTTTGTAGTCGATCAGTTCGATCCAGTCAGGACCAATGATCTGGCAGTCCACTGTGCCCGACAAGTCATCACGACCCAACAGGTGCTCGGGGTCCACCTTCTGCTCAGAAATGACCTTAAAAATGCCGTTCATCGAACGCTCACGGATGTACTCAATGGCCGACTTGACCCGTGCAGCGCGGTCAGCATCCACCTTGAACGTACCCTCGTGATCGGTAAAGGTTTCCCCCACCTGATCCATTGGGTCCGACAAGCCGTTCTTGATGCAGTGCTCCAGCAGCGTGTGCGAGTGTGTGCCATCGGCAGCAGCGGGGCCGCTACCGGTGTCAGGGTACTTGGCCTCCTCTCGAATGCTGCCGGGGCACAAGGCCCAGCGGCTGCGCTTCGATGGGGACAGCTTGGCGTGATCGCTCACTTCAGCCCCTCAACGCCAGTGTGCAGTGCAGCATAGTGCTCGGGCTTCACATCGTTGATGTTCTGGTAACCCAGACCAGTCAAGACGCCTTGGATCAATGCACCCTTTTGTGGACCGAGTGCTTTGTAGGCACCCATCACATAGTCAATCAGACCCTTGCCGTCAGTGAACGGTGCGCCACTGGCAACAGGTGCTGGTGCAGGCATCACGAATGAGGGAGGGGCTGGCATGGCCGGGGCAGCGGTCACAGACACAGTGACAGGTGCTGCAACGGGGGCAGCTTGTACCACAGGGGCGGGTGTTGGCGCAACAGGCGCGGGTGCTGCTACATTGCTGGACTCCAGCTTGGCAGTCAGGGCAGTTACAGCAGCGGTCAGGGCTTCAATCTTGAGTTCGAGTGACATAAAGTTTCTCCAGGGGGTTACGGATTACAGGGGGTTGAATTGTGAGGCGGTCTTCAACAAACGCCTCTACGATTTCACGATGCACCTCACTCGGGGTTCCGAGTTTTCGTGCTTTCTCATGAAACTTGATGCGCGTCTTGTCTGTCACTCGTACAGACATGAACGCTGATTTGGATGCTTGTGTCATAAATAATTTCCTTGACCGATGACGCAGTGTATCACCACTGTGATACGATTGTGCAACTGGTTTGAAAATTATTTTGCAAAAAGAAAAGCCCCGGTGGTTAGACCGGGGCTTAAAAGGAGAAACACCAATGAAAAAGTCGGCAACTGCAATCACCAACGGGCTTATTCTATGACAGCGCCACAGACTGTGCAATCACATCCTGCGTCTGTTGACGCCTACATCAGACACGGATGGTCACTTGTGCCCATCCCAGCCAACACCAAGGGGCCGCGCACCCCAGGTTGGAACCTCAAACAGAACGCCCTCAAGGCCCAAGGCGATCTGCCCCACGGTTACGGCATCGGCTTGGCCCATGCGTACAGCGGCACGATGGCCCTTGACATCGACAACTGGACCGTGACCACCAGCCTGCTGGCAGAGCACGGCATTGACCTGCAAGCCCTCTACGATTCGCCTGACGCTGTGGTCATCAACTCGGGTAAGCCGGGACACGGCAAGCTGCTGTACGTGATGCCCTTCGGCGCTGCACTGCCATCAAAGAAGATCATGCACAGCGGCATCACAGCCTACGAGTTGCGCTGCGCCACGGTCAGCGGCCTCACGGTGCAGGACGTGCTGCCCCCGTCGATTCACCCCGAGACACGCCAGCCCTATCACTGGGCGGGCCACGGCCATTGGACCCGGATGCCCGTCATCCCCCAAGCCCTGCTGGACCTGTGGAGTGGGATGCTGTCGCAGGACAAAGAGCGCACAATTGCCACAGACGGCTCGGTTGATGCCTCATGGGAGGAGATCAGGCAAGCCCTCGATGCGGTGCCCGCTGACTGCACTCGTGACGAGTGGGTGGGCATCGGCATGGCGCTGCACTGGGCAGGCACCCAGACCGATCAGCTTGAGCAGGCGCTGGCGCTGTGGAACGAATGGAGTGCTACCGCACAGACAAAGTACCCCGGTGAGCGTGAGATTCTGACGCAGTGGATCAGCTTCAAACCTGACAAGGCCACGGCTGTCAAGTTGGGGACACTCTTTCACATCGCCAAGTCCCACGGCTGGACCCGGCCCATGCCCGATGCGTCCGAGTTGTTCAGCAAGATCGACATCCCTGTGATGGAGCCGTTGAGCGTGATGGACGGCCTGCGGCCCAAGCCACCCGAGATGGACCTGTCACTGTGGCCCAACATCCTCAAGACCCGATCCACTGAGATTTCAGAAAGCGTGGGCTGTGACCCTTTGGTCCCTTTGTTCGCTGGGTTGGCCGCTGTCTGCGGGGTGATTGACGCCCGCACACGGCTGGAACTCATGCCGGGGTTTCGTGTGCCCCCGGTGCTGTGGCTCATGACTTTGGGCGACCCAGCGGACAAGAAGTCACCCGGCTCGCGGCCCATGCTGTCGCCATTAAAAAACATTGAGGCCGAGGATCG